CCCCCCGATCAGTGGCGCGATACGATGCTCCACGCGCTCTACTGCGGCTACCCGGCATCGCTGGACGCGGCGGGCAGAGCGATGGGCCTGCCTGAAGATAAGAAAAAGTTGACGACGGGCAAGGCCCTTATCCGCTATTTCTGCGTTCCCTGCAAGCCCTCCAATGCCAACGGGAACCGCACCCGCAATCTACCCAAGCACGACCCCGCCAAATGGAAACTGTTCAAGGAGTACAACGGGCAGGACGTTGTAACCGAAATGGAAATTGACCGCCGCCTGTCGGCGTTTCCCGTGCCCGCGTTTGTGCAAAAGCAATGGGAAACCGACTTGACGATGAACGCGCGGGGCGTGGCCGCTGACATGGAAATGGTGAGCGGCGCTCTCGTCATCGGCGCTACGGTCAAAAGCCAGTTGATGGCCGAGGCCCGTCAGCTTTCCGGGCTGGACAACCCCAACTCCATCAAACAGTTGGCCCGATGGCTGACCGAGGCCACGGACAGCGATGCCGAGATCACCAGCGTCACCAAAGAAACCGTCGCCACGATGCTGAAACAGCCGCAACCCGCCAATGTGCAGCGGATGCTCGAAATCCGGCAGGAACTCGGCAAGACCAGCACCAAAAAATATGATGCACTGGAAACCTGCATCGCGGATGATGGTCGTGTCCGTGGCCTGCTCCAATTCTACGGCGCGAACCGCACCGGGCGCTGGGCGGGCCGTCTGGTGCAGGTGCAGAATCTCCCCCGCACCTATACCCACCCCCTACCCCCGGCGCGTCAGTTCGTCAAAGACCGCAACATCGACGGCCTGCGGCTGATGTACGGCAGTATCAATGATACGCTTTCGCAGCTTATCCGCACGGCCTTTGTGGCGACCCCCGGCAATGTTCTGATTGATGCCGACTTCTCGGCCATTGAGGCCCGCGTCATCTCGTGGCTGGCGGGTCAGGAATGGCGGCTTGAAGTTTTCCGCACCCACGGCAAAATCTATGAAGCGTCGGCATCGCAGATGTTCCATGTGCCCATTGAGAAAATCAAAAAGGGCAACCCGGAATACGCTCTGCGCCAGCGCGGCAAAGTTGCAGAACTGGCCCTCGGCTATCAGGGCGGCGTCAGTGCGATGCGCCGCATGGACACCGGGCACAACCTCGACGACCTCTCCGATGATGAAGTCAAGGGCATTGTTGATAGATGGCGCGAAACAAATTCGATGATACGCGATTTGTGGAACATTGTTGATTCTGCCGCCGTCACCGTCATCACCAACGGCGGCGCACAGACTATCCGCTCCGAAACCACCGATGCCGTCATCACTCTGGCCTGTGAGCTGGATGTCATCACGGGCACCCGGTACATGACGATTCTGCTGCCGTCCGGGCGCAAGCTGTACTACCCATCCCCGGAAATCGGCGTAAACCGCTGGGGCAATCCATCGGTCAGTTATATGGGCCAGAATCAGACGACCAAACGCTGGGAGAGGGTCGAAACCTACGGCGGCAAGCTCGTGGAGAACATCGTGCAGGCCATCGCCCGTGACTGTCTGGCAATCGCCATCGAAAACCTCGAAGCGCAGGGCCTAC